GAATCCTAATATGACCTTACATCCTTCTGTTATTGGAAGGCCCTTAAGAGAAGAATGGAAAGATATGCATATTTGGGCTTATCCTTGTATTTGGGAGGAGACATCTTGTCGAACAGCTATGGAAGCCATGTCCGCAAGAGTTGTTATGTTAACAAATAATTTAGGAGCCTTACCTGAAACATGTTCTGATCATGCAATTATGTATCCTTATGTTAAAGATGAAATTGAACATTGTTATAGGTTTGCAGATGAGTTAGATAAGTTGATGGACAATTATTGGGACTCTGAAACTCTAGATATAATTAATAGAGCAAAGAAACATGCCGACAAGTATTATAGCTGGGAGTATAGAGCTCCTAAGTGGATTGAAATGTTAGATTTAATGGAGATTGAAGATGAACTCACCGGAGGAAAGAATGGATCAGATAACACAGTTGATGGTGATAACGATGGAGGAGTACGTTAATTGATTAGAGGAATAGCATTTTCGTGTTTTGATTTATTACACGCCGGACATATTACAATGTTAGCAGAAGCGAAACAACATTGTGATTATCTTATTGTTGGATTGCATACATCACCCGGACATAAAAAGAATGTAGTACAATCATGCTTTGAGCGATGGGTACAATTAAAAGGATGTAAGTATGTGGATGAGATTATCCCATATGAATCAGAAAAAGATCTTAAGAATATACTCAAGACAATAACACCTCTTCATATGAGATTTTTAGGTGAAGAATATTTACGTGACAATTTGTTTATAACAGGGTATAATATATGTTTAAATAGAAATATTGAAATTCATTATTGTCGAAGATATCATGATTATAGTTCAACTGAGTTAAAGGAGAGAATTGCTAGTTTGCCAAACACCTCTAAGAGTTAGTTTTATTGGCGGCGGAACAGATCTGCCAGAATATTATAAAAACGCTGGTAAACCAGGAAAAGTGATCAGCGCTGCGATAGACAAATATACATATGTTGTAGTAAATAAGCTTTACAGGAAACAATGGGTTTGTAATTATTCTAAGAAAGAAATTTGCAATTCTATTGAGGAAATTCAGCATGAATACATCCGTGAAGTACTTAAACATTTTAAGATAGATTTTGGTTTAGAGATTACAACGTTAGCAGATATACCTTCTGAAGGTTCAGGGCTTGCATCATCATCAAGTATCTTAGTAGGACTAATACATGCAATTGGAACACTAGTTAAAGCAGATTTAAACCATGCCGATATAGCTCATCTAGCATGCCGTATTGAGATAGAAATATTAAAGAAGCCAATTGGCAAACAAGACCAGTTTGCTGTCAGTTACGGCGGTTTTAATACCATTTCCTTTAGGAAACCTGACAGGGTTACTGTTAATGAATTAGATATTGATGAAAACTTTGAGGATATGTTCGTTTTAGTTAATACGGGTATTCATAGACAATCATCAGATATTTTGACAGATCAAAGAAAAAATACCCAGAGAAAAGTTCAGAAATATGATCGAATGGCAGAATATGTTGAAGAGGGTTTGAAACAACTTAATAAAAAAGAATATCTTGAATTTGGATTCACAATGCTTAATTCAATGAGAATAAAACAAGAATTGGCAAAAGGTATTATAACTGATAAAATAAATCTGTTGATAAACAGAGCATTGCAAGATATAATAGGTTATAAAATTTGTGGAGCTGGAGGAGGAGGATATTTACTCTTTATGACAGAAAATCCTCAGGGTATACAATCAAAATTTGAAGATTTAGATACTTTCAGAATAAAGTTTGATAACCAAGGATCAAGGATAATATTAAATAATGAAAAGTAAAACTTGGAAACATTTTGCGGATGATGTGGATGGTATATGTCAAGCTGTACGACAAGATCATATAAATCATCTTATAGAAGGTATTTGGGAGGCATACAAGTCTCATAAACAATTTTTTATTTGTGGTAATGGTGGGAGTGCGTTAAATGCAAGTCACTTTGCACAAGACTTATCAAAAGGGGTTATTGAAAATGGAAGTTCAAAACCTAGGATTAGGGCTATTTCTCTTAGTAACGATATCGGTTTCATCACTGCTACATCTAACGATGATAGCTATGCTAATATATTTGTAAATCAGCTTATAACGCTCGCTAATGAAGGTGATTCATTATTTGTTATAAGTGGCAGTGGGAACTCAGAAAATGTCGTTAGAGCCGTTGATTACGCTGAATTAAACGGGATTAAGACGTATGGTATCTTAGGATATGATGGTGGTGTATGTAAGTCTAAAGTTCAGAAATTTATACATATTAACTATAATCATATGGAAATATGCGAAAGCGTAATGTCTATCATATTACATTACGTAATGTGTGAATTAAAAACAAGACATGAAAATTATAGACTTGCAAGAATTCAAGAAGAGTCGTAATCTTAAAAAGGCCACAGCAGAAACTGATGTACCTTTAAAAGTGGATAGTTTTTACAAACATAAGGATATGCCATTATGGATTCATGTTATGGGACAAAGTATTCCTAGTTTATTTGGTGGAGGCCAAATGATAATAGCACAAGCACATGATGGTAAGGTGTTATGTTTTGAATACGGAGAAGAATTGAATTGGGAGCCTGTTTCATTTAATGTTTTTGATAGGATAGTAATGGAAACACAAAATAATCAACCTGAGCCTCCAGAGGCGAGTTAATATGGCATTTCAGAAAAGGTCACTTGAAGCGAAGCATATGGGTGAGGAGCCTGATCCAAGGGATTGGATGGAAATGGATGAAGAGGCTCTAACAGATCGAATGCATGACTCATTTAGATGGTATTATAAATTTTATGATTTTAAAGAAACAATGGTTTTTGTTTCTGAATATTATAAAAAGAATAAAGTTAAGACAACATCACCTAAAAAGATTAAACCAATAGATTTACAAGAAGTAGGAATGCATGTTGGTTATATTGCGCGATTAAAAACACGAGGGCTTGATCGATGTCCGGAGAAACTTGAAACTCTTTTTATTGAGAAGCTTAAAAAGATTGAAGATATTGCTAATAGAAGAAAAAATCAACAGGAAGAAATACAGGAAAATAAAGTAAAACCAGATATTCAGCAAAGAATGCGTGCTCTGGCAAAGAAATTGGCATTTGATGTAGAAGAAGTTGTAGAACAACAAATTGATAGTGGTTTTAAAGATAAATTTAATTTCAAGAACTTTGTTAAACAAAATAAGATTACTAAGCCTGTTGCAAAACATTTGAAAGAAGAAATAAATTTAATGGCAGAGGAGATACGATTAGCAAAAGATGGCGACCCGGATCTTAAAGAAGCATATAGCCATTTAAATGGAATTATTAAAAATAGATTAATCAAATTTTATGATAATTTGATTGAGGAATGCGATAACATTCAAACGGTGAAAAAGGAAAATATTAAACCTGTTAAGTTAAATTGGTATAGAAGGAATAAAAACAAAAAGAAAAAGAAAAAATGATACTCGTTGATTATAATCAGATGATAATTGCTAATTTTATGATATTTCAAAAGCAATTTGAACCTGGAAAAGAAAATGATATGGTTCGCCATATGGTTATGAATAACATTAAGATGATTCGTAATCGTTTTTGCGACAAATATGGAAGTGACATGGTTTTTTGTTGCGATAATAAAAATAATTGGAGAAAAGATTATTTTCCATTATATAAGGCAAATCGTAAGAAAGCCAGAGAAGAAAATAAACAGAATATAGATTGGAAAGCTTTATTTGGAGTTATTGATGATATTCGTTCTGAATTAGAAGAATACATGCCTTATAAGGTTGTTACTATGGATGGATGTGAAGCAGATGATATTATAGGCGTTATATGTAAGAATTATAATACAGATCCTATTTTAATTGTTTCATCAGATAAAGATTTTATCCAATTACAAAAATATAATAACATTTCACAATGGTCTCCTTTAACAAAGAAATTTTTAAATGACCCTAAACCTGAAGAACAGCTAAGGGCTTTAATTGTAAAAGGTGATCGTAGTGACGGAGTACCAAATATATTGTCAAATGATAATTGTTTGGTAGAAGGGTTACGTCAAAAGCCACTTTCAAAGAAGAAAATTGAAAAATGGATAAGCGGAAACCCAGAAGAATTGTTTGAAGGAGAGCTTTTACGCAATTATAAGAGGAATGAAACTCTTATAGATTTAGAGTGTATACCGGATTCAATTCAGATAAATATACAAACACGGTATGAAAGAAAACAGTACACCGGCCGTGATAAAATGCTTAGTTATTTTATTAAGCATAGACTTAAAGAATTGACTGAATCCATTCAGGAGTTTTAGATTATGACACTTATAGAATTATTTAACGCGATTGACAAAGCTAAAAGTCAGAAAGAGAGAGGAGAATTACTAACACAAAATAAAAGTCACCATTTGGAGAACCTACTGTGGTACGTGTTTCATCCAGATGTAAAATTTTTATTGCCTGAAGGTAATCCACCGTACCAAGCTCAAGCAGAAGATCCACAATCAACATTGTTATACGGACAGATCCGTAAATTGAGATATTTTGCAGAAGGCCCCGGCGGTACTGACTTTTGTGCTGGTAATAACATTAATCCTATAAAAAGAGAAACAATGTTCATCACTATGTTAGAAAGTGTGACACCAACTGAAGCTGAGTTACTTATTAAATTGAGTAAGAAAGATCTCGGCGTTCGTGGGTTGACTTATAAGTTAGTGGCGGAAGTGTTTCCTCATCTCATTCCGCCAATGCCGGAAACTAAAAAAAGCAAGTAGTACCATTTTTTACATACATGGGAATGTGAATTAACATTTCGGAGCAATTTATGTTTAAGATAATAGCTACTATTGCTATCTTATTAGCAGTAGTATCCTATCCCGTAAAAATCGTGCATCAGAAAGCAGACGCTGCTAAAGTTGAGTCCACCCCCAACAAAAGCGTTACTCTAAAGCAACATTTGGAAACCCCACGTGTAAGCTTCACGAAGCCGATTAGCAAATGGACAGGAACAAATAATAATTATGTAAATCAACAGGAAGAAATAGCCTGTTTGTCAAAGAATATCTATTTCGAAGCCGCAATTGAAAGTACTGCTGGGAAACTAGCAGTGGCACATGTTACACTTAATAGAGTTCTAGATAAAAATTTCCCGAACTCCTATTGTAAGGTAGTTCATGATGCCCAGCTTCACGCAAATGGTCATCCTAAACGAGACTTGTGTCAATTTTCTTGGTATTGCGATGGTAAACATGACGTACCATATCCAGGAAAAAATTGGGAAAAGATACAAAAACTATCAGCATGGTTTTATAACAGTAGCAAATATAAAAAGGGTAGTTTTTTAAAAGATATAACAGATGGTGCAACACATTACCATGCTGATTATATTGATGATCCACGCTGGTCTAAATACAAAAAAAGAACAGTAAAAATTGATACTCATATTTTTTATAGGTAAATTATGCCATTTTATGATTATAAGTGTGAATGCGGTCATGAGTTTGAAGAATTTTTTAAAATAGCAGATCGCGATAAACCAACTAAAGAGCCGTGTCCTTCTTGTAACGAGGACACGGTAACAATGAAAGTTCACTGTCCCGGATTTGTATATGATAATATTTCAGGCACAACAGCAAAAGGTCACAAAAAGAAACCAGACGAAGCTTTTACTGATCACCTGAAACAAATGAAGCGGAATTATCCGGGGAGCAATATGAATGTTTAATCATGTAGAACTTGAATTTGAAGAATTACAAACCACTAATATAGATGGCCAGAGGGTGTACAAAACGCCCGACGGCTCCTTTCCCTCCATTACAACCGTTCTAGGTAGAAAAAAAGCCCAATTTTTTAAAGAATGGAGGGAAAGAATTGGTGAAGAAGAAGCAAATAAAATAACTACAAAAGCTACACGTCGTGGAACAAACGTGCATACAGTTGTAGAAAATTATCTTGCTAACAACTCAGATTATTTTGGTAAAAGTCAACCAAATGTTCGAGAGCTGTTTAATACCATCAAACCCTTTATAGATTCTCATCTTGATAATATTGCCGGTATTGAAATACCTCTTTGGTCTAAAAAATTAGGTGTCGCTGGTCGTTGCGATTGTGTAGCAGACTGGAAAGGTGAGAAAGCAATATTAGATTGGAAGACATCCAATAAGATAAAAAGGAAAGAATGGTGTGAAGATTATTTCTTGCAGGCAACAGCTTATTCAATAATGTTTGAAGAACGCACAGGAATCCCAATAAATAGTATTGTTATAGTTATGGCAGTTGAGAATGAGGAGCCGCAGATCTTTGAGGAAAAAACACCAGATTACTGGAAACTCTTAGAGACCACATTGAAGGAATGGAAATGACTCAAGTCTTAATTACGGGCGTTAAAGGGTTCATCGGGCATCATCTATACAATTCATTAATGGATGAGGGATATGACGTCCAAGGGATTGATGATCGCTCCGGTTTAGAAAATATTTAAAAGATTATTGTGATACGAATATAAAAGGTACTGCCCGCATTTTTAATCATTATAAAAATTCTAAAATATTATATGCATCAAGTTCTTCCGTTAAAGATATGAAAAGTCCTTATGCAATGACAAAAGCTGCCGGTGAAGCCATGGCTCCTAATAATGCTATAGGAATGAGATTCTTTACAGTATGGGGCGAGCGCTCACGTCCTGATATGTTTTACAGACAACTCCAACAAAAAGAAATAGGATATCTAACAACCCATACTAGAGATTGGTGTCATGTAGATGATGTTTGTAATGCTATTAAATTATTAATGGAAAATTTTAAAGTTTGGAAAAAGAAACTACCAGTTTATGAAATTGGATATGGGAGTCCAATGTCTGTATATGATTTTGCAACAACACATGCTCCTGAAGGATTTGACGTGGAAGCATTACCATTTAAAAATGTAACCGGTGAGTCCGAAGAAACATGTGCTGATTCTTCTCCTTTAAAGGCGCTTGGTTGGAATGTTATGTAGTTACCCTTACAAGCAAATCGCCTTAAAAGATTGGGACGGCGATAAATTAAAGTGGTCTCATCCTTGCTGTAATATGTCTCGCCCGGAATGGGAAGATCCAATGGGAATGCAGGACATAGATAAATTAACCCCCCCTGAAATATTTGAATCAGAACAATTTAAGTTGTTGCGAGATGATTTTGATAATAATCGCAAGAATGATTTTTGTAAAACTTGTTGGAATATGGAAGAAAGGAATATTGAACCTTTTTATATTCATAATGATGATATAATTCCTAAAGGACAATTAGATTCAATTGATTTTACCTTATCTAATAAATGTAATTTAGCTTGTAGAATGTGTGATCCACAAACAAGTCATAGGTTAATGTTAGATTGGAAGTTTTTCAAAGACAATGGGTTGATTAAAGATATTGAAAATATAACAGCTGGTAAATTTAGAGAAGAATTAAATATACCAAATGTAAAAAATTCGATTCAATATAAATGGCTTTTAAATAATCCAGTAAAGGAATTAAGATTTAGTGGTGGTGAACCATTTTTTGATTCATTAATAATAGATTTATTGGATAAATATATTAAAGAAGGTTGGGCAAAAGATACTATCTTAGCGTATCATACTAATGGAACCTTATTTAACAATGAACTTATTGATAAGTTAAACCAATTCAAAAAGCAGTACCCTAAAATTAGTATAGATTCAATAGAAGAAGGATATGACTATATACGTCATCCTGCCAGTTTTGATGATTTAGATAAAACCGTTCGTTTATTTTTAAATAATTCTACTAATTTGGGTAGAATTAATATTGCTGTTGTTATTTCTGCTTTAAATATCTTAGACCTTCATAATCATTGGTCATGGTGTTGTACCTTACCTAAAAAAGTTTTTGTTTCATATTGTGAAGTATATCCTGATAATAGGGGCATCAGCCCTAAGAATTTGAGTAGAGCTTTATTAAATGAGTTGCCTTACATAGATTCTAGAAAACATCAGCAAATAATTCAATCTTATAAAATACGAAACGTTGAAAGGAAAGAATCGGTTAAAAAAGAAATAGAATTATTCGATATGTCTAGATCCCAAAGTTATAAAAATTATTTACATCCTCATTTAGTATCATGGTTAGATTCGTAGTAGTTGGTGGAGGCGCCGCAGGATGGATTACATCTCATTATCTAAAAAGAAATTTAGATTGTGAATTAACAGTTGTCCATAAAAAAGAAAATGAAATTATAGGTGTAGGAGAATCAACAACACCTACTATTTTAAAAGTTATAGAAGATGTTAAGTCGTGGCAAGAAGATAGCAAAGCTCTTATTAAGTATGGAATAAAATTTAACAATTGGCTAAGACCGAATAGTGAATGGTATCATTTATTTGAGGATGCTTTTATAAAAGATGGTGTTGATTCTATTGAATTTTTGAGAAATGAACATCCTAAAATTGATACTACTACATTTAATTATTATCACGGCGATTTTTTAGTTAGATGTAAAAATAATATAATAGATACAGAAAATAATTCAATTCCAGGATATGGATTTCAAGTACAGGCAGATAAATTGGGGCTTGCTTGTAAAAATGAATTGGAAGGTAAATATAGGTTAATTGAAGAAGATGTTACCACTGTTCTTTCAGATAAAAATGGAATACGTTCTATCGGAACAGAAAACCATATACTACACGCAGACTATTTTATAGATTGTTCCGGATTTGAAAGAATATTGATTAATAGGTTATCATCTTTTGAACCTTATGAAGATATGATAGCCAATTCGTATATTGTTGGTAGATTAGATAAACATAAAAAAAGACCTTATACAGTAACAACTGCATTAAAAAATGGTTGGCGATGGGAGATAGATACTCAAGATAGAACGAACGCCGGTTATGTTTATTGTGATCATTTAACAAGTCATGAAAAGGCAATGGAGGAATCAGGTATAGAAGGAGAAAAGAAAAGTTTTGTATCTGGTAAAATGAAGGATATTGCAATTAAAAATTGTATTAGTAATGGCTTAGCACAGAGCTTTATTGAACCGTTGGAAGCAACATCATTAATGATGACTTGTTATACAGTTGAAAAATTCGTTGAAATTATTAAGAGAGGTAAAAGAATAGAAACTCTTAATAAAATTATGGATAAATTTTTAAAGCACACCAAAGAATTTGTAAAATATCATTATATATTAAGTGAAAGAAAAGATTCAGAATGGTGGGAATATTGGACAGAACAGAAAAATGATATACAAGATTTTTTCGAACGCTCATTAAAGAATAAACGATATTGTAAGAAAAATGATACATTATTAAATCATTATAATATAGCTTCAATGATGGTAGGCTATGAATGCTTAACAGAAAGAAAAAGAATATGATAATAAACAAGATAGTCAACTATTGGAAAGAAAACTTTGGGAAAGAAGATTTAAAATTCCCTTGCACTTATAAACCGGGCAGAAATAGCAAAGAATTTGAAGATTCTATAGATGCGATATTACGAGAAAAGTATCCTGAAAATTGGAAGAAGCACGGCGGAAAGTAATGAAAAAATCCATGGAAGAATTTGCTATTACATTACAGACATGGACATGTAGTATGCATAATAATCCTGATAGAGATGTTTGTCCTGCACTTGACGGAGAAACATTAGTAGACTATATGAGTCAATATGATCTGACTTCAGATATTATTCCAAACTCTATACCTGAACAAGTAGCAGTGTTTATGATAACTGAACATATTCATTGGAGAGATTTAGTTAGCTATGATATGAATTTGACTTTGGATGATATGGAAAAAGAATCATTAGATTATACCTATAGATTAAATCGCGCACTTTTATCATCTAATGAAAAATGGATATTATCTAAAGATGATCTCCCCTTACATCGGATGAAACATATGCTACACCCGAATATTGGGTTTTTTGGTAATATGATCAAATATCAAAACGATAAAATAAAAACACTAAATGGACATTCCGTATATATTCCATTTAAAGAAACATTATATTTGTTTAATCAATTATGAAGATATTAATTTTAGGCGGTGGAAGCGCCGGCTGGTTAGCTGCCGCATATTTATCCCAAACTAATAAAGTTGAAATAAAGCTTCCTAAAAATTCCAAACCTATAGGTGTTGGAGAAAGTACATTACCCGGATTAGTTAAATTCTTTGATTATTGTGGAATATCTGAAGATGATGTAATTAATAAGTGTGATGGTGTAATTAAATATGGTATTAAACATCATGGTTGGCATAAAACTGATTGGGTACACCCGTTTCCCAATAATACTCATGCTTATCATTTAGATGCGTTAAAAATGATCGTTCTTCTAGAAGAAATAGCACGTCCTAGATTATGTAAAATAGATAATCCTGATTTAGTAATAGATTGCACTGGTTTCAATAGTGACTTTTCTAAAAATAAACAATTTGGTTCTTATAAAACCCTGTCTAATAATATGGCCCTCTTCGCACCCGGTGATTCTAATTGTCAATCTATAACAAATACTTTTGCTATGGATTATGGGTGGATGTGGAATGTAGATTTAAGATCAAGGAGTGGTAATGGGTATGTTTTTAATAATAATTTTATAAGTTCAGATGATGCCATTAAAGAATTTAAAAATAAAAATGTGGGTAATGTTAAAGCCGAAGACATTCACGTCATTCCCTTTAATAATAGGTATTGTTTAACCCCGTGGTTGGGTAATACTGTATCTGTGGGATTAAGTTGTGGGTTTGCAGAACCTCTTGAAGCTACAGGGCTTTTTCTAATAACATGGGCGATAGAAACTATTGAAAAATTAAAACACAAAGAAAATAAAGAGAAAATATTTAATCGTTCATATGTTAGATTGTGTCGACATGTATATGATTTTTTAGAATTGTTTTATACTTCTTCTAAAAATGATCATACTGAATATTGGAGGTCTTTAAAAAAATATCATACATTGAATAAACCCAAATATCAAATTAATTTTTTTAGGGAAAACTATTCTTATAAGTTTTTAAATGATGCCAACTTATGAAGAATGTTTATTTATTACAATTAACGTCTCCTTTAATAGACTCTTCCGTTGGCGTTGAAATGTCAAGTAATAAATCGGCATTTTTACCATATTCTGTCGGTCTTCTTTGGTCTTATTGTTTACAAAATAAAATAATATCCGATAATTTTATATTAAAAGATTTGGTGTTTAATATAGATAATTTAGATTATTATATTGATAATATGGGACAACCAGATATAGTTGCTACTAGTAATTATATGTGGAATTCTAATAAGCATCTTTATATATTAAAAAAAATAAAAAAAAAGTATCCTAATTGTTTGATTATTTGTGGCGGACCACATGTTCCTAATTCTAATGATAGTAAATGGTATAATTCGCATGACTATGTAGATATTGGTGTTGTGGGAGAAGGAGAAAAAGTCTTTGAACAAATTTTATTAGAATATTTTAATAAAAAAGATTTTTCTGAGATACCAGGTCTTATTTTTAGAAAAAATAATAAAATTGTTAAAACGAAGCCGGCTATTAGAATTAAAGATATTAATACAATCCCTAGTCCATATTTGTCGGGCCTTTTTAATAATATTATATTAAAAAATCCTTCGATTAATTTTCACGCAACCGTTGAGATGGATAGAGGTTGTCCGTTTAAATGTACTTTTTGTGATTGGGGTAGTTTAACTGCACAAAAAATGATAAAATTTGATGAGCCGCGATTATTCAAAGAATTCGAATGGATTAGTCGTAATAAAATAAATTATCTTTGGTTCACAAATAGTAATTTGGGTATATTTAAAGAAAGAGATTATAATATAATAGATAAGGCAGTGGGATATCATGAAGCCACAGGTTATCCCAAAAAAATAGCACACTCAGGTTATGCAAAAACACCACCAAGTAGAAATTCTTCATTACAAATACAACAACGATTATTAGAGGGGGTTGAGAATAATAATACTGTTCCTAGAGTAGCTTTACAATCTACCAATCCAGAAGTTTTATCTAATATTAAAAGAAAAAATATGAGCATTGTCAATGCGGATAAGATGGATTCCACAAAGAGAGAAGTTGAATTAATATACCCCTTACCAGGTACTACGTATGATGGGTGGGTTGATGAGTTATGCGCGTTAATGCCTGTTAAAAAATTGAAAATAAACGTATATCCTTGTTTGATTTTACCTAATGCGGAGCTTAATGATAAATCTTATAAGGAACGTTTTAAAATAAAAACAAAAATTATCCCTTTTAATGTCGACATGGAAGAATGTGAAATAATTACTTCTTTGAAATCTATGTCTTATGAAGATGTTGTTAAAGGCTGGATGTTCGCATGGATTGTTATGAATTTTTGGTTTGGAGAACAACGAATATTAAAATACATATATTATGATTATTTAAAAGATGAAGTTACATTAAAAGATTTTTTTGTTAAATTTCAAGATTATTTAGAAAGTGATCCAATATTCATCACTTCCAAGTTTCAAGATATGCAAGCGACAACCATAGGCGTATTATATAATCAATTAAAAAATAATATTCATAATACATATGATGACTATGATCATGTAATTGATAGTGAACACTCCATCAAGTATCTCCGACAAAATATTATTTTAGTTTTAAAGGACATTCAAAATTTTATATCCATATATTTTAATAAACATATAGATAATTTAAGTGCGGGGTATGGCCGGCTACATTCGAACCGGTTTGGAAGTAGTATGATATGTGGGAATAGATTATTAAATGATGATGATTTACTGATAATATTAGAATTTTTAGTTGAATGTTCATATTCAAGATACAATAATAATGTGAGTTTAAATAGTATCAAATATAATGAAGCTAAGTGGGTGGGGACTTTTATAGGTCCAACTTTAATTTCTATGAGTGGGGTTAAATGGGAGGAAGAATTAAAAGGATACCGTTTATTATTCAGAGGTGCTACTCTTCCTGGATATGTAAAAAAAGTATCGAGAGATATTATACAAAGTTCGTATCAATGGAGCCATATAGACATCCAAAAGGAAATTACGGGTGGAGTCGGACCATATTATTTAACAAATAATGTAGATTCTAACAACGGTGTTAAGAGTTACAAATTTTCAAACATTATGAATAAGTTGTCCCAAAAAGGTATCGTAGACTTGGCGGACGTCAAAATGTTTAATAATGTGAAACAAAATATTTGGAGGTATAATTTATGAAAATATCTATGTATAGTAGTGGTTCCACAGGAAAGCGAAAAAAAGTTACACATAACATGGGAGATTTTTATAAAGCAGGACATTGGTTAGTTGAAAAATGGGGATTAGATGACAGAGATATTATTATAAATCCCTTTCCAACATGGACCATAGCAAGTTGGGCATTTTGTATAATACCCGCAAAAATTACTCACTGCACTGTAGTAAATATTAAATTTGAACCTTTGAAATTCTGGGATATTGTAGAAGAAGTTAAACCAACGATTCTTACATTAGCAGTTGGAACATGGAGGATTCTTGTTAAAAGAAGAAAACCAAATCTTGAATTTGTTAGAAATTTTTCTACCGGTTCTGCTCCAGTTACTGATGAAGATATTTCGTTAATGAAATCAACAGGCGCACAGAATATTTGGAACATATATGGCTCTACAGAATGCATTCCACCTGTAATGATTTCAAATAATTCTATTTTTAATTTTCAAGAATCTCCATATTATTTGGAACACGAAGATACATTATTTGTTGATGGTGTAAATACAGGTGATATATTTGATCTCGATACAGGAAAATTTGAAGCCAGATCAACCCAGATAGAGAATGAAACGTGGAAGTCTTAACAGAAAAAAAATATTACACATATCATACCCAAAATTTAGTCCCTACAAAGCTAAAAATAAATAGTGAAGTATTTGTAAAAGAAATATCTAAATTTAATTTTATGCCATGGGGAGATGTTCATTTAGAATTTCCAAGGTATGCAATTCCTTTGGTCAATGAAGATGGTATTTTTAAAGAAGATGATCCCGCATGTTATCCATTAGATAGATGGAACTTTTTATTAGAATATCCCCAATTCAAATATAAAGAATGGACAGATGAACATCTAATTAAATGGAAAGAATGGAATTCTCAGGAAATTGATATGGACAGTATTGTGAATGAAAAACATTTTAAGGTGCCAACTGATGCATTAAAGATTTCTAGCCTGTCCGCATTAAGTGAACTATCGCCTTATATGTATAGAAGCTGCATACTCAAATGGGATTATTTGGGCCATTTTAAAAAACATATAGATACATGGCATCCAACACAATGGATTAAATTATGGGGCACTACTAATCCTAACGGCATGGTTATACGTTATGAAAAAGATGGTAGAATGATAAGTGAATCTCATATAGAATCAGGCCGGCTCTATTTACATGATTCTATTAAACCTCACGAAGGGTTAGCCTTTGCTGATGAAGTATACCAGTTTTTTATATCATTGAATCCTCGAGCACTGGATGTTTTATGGTAAAAAAATTCATAGATTGTAGTGAGCATTGGAAAAATGGAAATGTTTCAGAAATTAAAAATTTTGCAGATGAATATGGATATCTTTTTTTTAAACAATGTTTAGATGTAGAAGAGAATTTAAATGTTAAACGTCAACTAGACGAAATTTTATTAAAATATAATTATATTACTGAAACTGGGGATTTTAATACAATGTTTTATGATGTAATGAAAATAATTACTGGCAAAGATTGCATACCTATACCCAGATTAGTTCAAAGGACAATTTTTCCTAATAATCCCAGATTGACAACATTACCACATCAAGATCATTGGTATGCTGGAATGTCAAATGATTTGTGGACGATATGGGTTCCTTTTGGAGATGTTCCCATAGAGCTTGGTACCATGAAAATAAATTCTCAATCTCATATTCTTGGAGAAATTCCTCCAGAACAAAGATATTTTCATGAAAAAAATCAGATGATTGCATTTCATCCAACTAACTTTGAAGAATGGGTTTCTGATAATTTTCAAACAGGAGATTTTTTAATGTTCAATGTCCTCACTCAACATGGAAACAATCATAATATATCATCTAAAGTTCGATGCACCTTAGACGTTAGATATCAACCCATAGATGAGAGATTTTTTGATTTATTTTTTGATACACATTCTAAAGATTTGGAATGGAAAGATATATATTCAAATTTTAAAGATAAATCAAAATGTTTTTATTGGGATAGATATAATTTAAATATTGTTCAGGATGAATCGTTATCCAGAGCCGTTGCTGAAAATCATGCAACCATAAAAATAGATTTTAATGATACATTGCAATGAATAAAAATTTATACATGTGTCAAATAACCCCAGCTGACGAAACTATAGGGGGAATGTCAAAATGTGAATGGGCCTTTTTGCCCTACACGGCCGGCGTATTGTGGGAATATGCTCATTGCAATGAATTGATTAAAAATAACTATATTCTTAAAGACACTATTGTGTTTAGGGACCCTTTAAATGATATATTAGATTCTCTAGATCAACCAGATGTGGTAGCATTTTGCTGTTATGTTTGGAATACAAGCTTTCAATGTATTATAGCAAAAAAAATTAAAGAAATATATCCTAATTGCCTTATTATTGTCGGAGGACCCCATATACCAGTTAAACAGGATGAATGGTTTAAAGATCATCCATATATTGATATTGCTGCTGTAAATGAAGGTGAAGAAATTTTTGAAAATATTTTATTAGAAGGAATTAATGATACTCCAGATTATTCTAAAATAAATGGAATCATATTAAATGATACTAATAATATTCTGAGAACACCGAAGCATCCTAGAATGAAAGATCTTGATGTAATACCAAGTCCTTATCTTACTGGGTTTTTTGAAAAAATAATGAAAGATTATCCTGATGTAAAATTCCATGCTACATGGGAATCTAATAGGGGATGCCCCTTTAGATGTTCTTTTTGTGATTGGGGCGGATTAACTTATCAAAAAGTGAAAATATTCGACATAAATAGATGTAAGGATGAAATTACATACATTTCAGATAAAAAAATGTTTGCAATGTGGATATCCGATGCAAATTTTGGTATATTTAAAAAAAGAGATGTTGAGCTTGTGCAACATTTGGTGGACATTTACAATAAGCAGGGTTACCCCGAATTTTTTCCAACCTTAGGGTATGCTAAGACGCCCCCGAAAAAAAATGGTGTTGCGGAAATTCAAAAATTAATCAGAGAGGCATTACCCTTTGATAAAACACCATCGCCCAGAGTAGCCATACAAAGTTTTGATCATGATACATTAACTAATATTAGGCGAGATAATTTAAGCATAGCTGATCTAGATCTAATAGTAGATAATCAAAAACAAAATGATGTGCCTTTTGAAGTTGAACTTATAATTCCTTTACCTGGAATGACATATAATAGTTTTGTTTCCGATTGGGAATATTTTTTACAAAATGATTCGTCCGATGGGATGATATATCCGGCCATGGTTCTCCCCAATTCCGAATTTGGCGCGCCAGAATATCAAAAAAAATATAAAATCAAAGTTAGAAATATGCCATACAATTATTTTGTAAGTAAGGAATTTTCTGAGAGGCGCATATATACTAGCTTGGACAAATTTAAAAATGAACATTTGGAATATGCTGATATAATAGTAGAAACCTTTTCAATGTCAGAATCTGATGTTATTAAGTGTTGGATGTTTTATTGGGTAATAGAATGTTTTTGGTATCATATTATTCTAAAAGACGTTGTAAGTTATATAAGCAAATGTCTTAATATTCCGTTAGTTGAAGTTTTTAAAAGAATGCAAACATATATTCTCAATTCTTATGGAATAATAAATGAAAGATATTCAGAATTGGAGTCTTTAATAAACAAGAGTTATTTTGCATATGATATGAAATCTTTAAAATTTCAAGATATTAAATTTTTCCAAGAACATCATGAGTTTTTCTATCATGATGTCACAGCATTTATTTCTGATGCGTACATAAATGATTTAAATGATGAACAATTCGCTGAGACGATTGAAATGATAAAAAAGAAAGACGATTCGGATTTTTATTATCGAGATGTAACACAAAATATAATTGATGGAGGCGAAATAGAATTAGGAGGGGCTCCATGAGTAATCAACAGGACGTAGAAAAACGAATTCAACATAATGCTACGGACAGCGCTGTAATGCATGGTTTATATGAAACTGTTTATAATGATTGGTCCGGTGATATCAATGATTATGATATATCTCCATATACAGATTCCAGTGAGGCATTTCATGATGGTGATTTTGATGAGATTAAAAAAAGGGCTAAGTTAGACGGTTACTTATATATAAAAGGAATAGTGGATGTAGAAAGAAACATATCTTTAAGGGATGATGTTTTGCGTATATGTAATGAACAAAATTTATTAATAAAAGATGATATTTTACGCGATGACGTAGATGTTAATTCCGGTTCCGGACCTCATGTATTTTGGGATAAGTGTGTTAAATTACAATCTTTTAATGAATATTTACATAAAGAACCTTCTGTACTTAAATTATTTTCTCATATGTATGGCGAAGAATTTGTTTTATTACCCAGAGCACTTTTTAGATTTTTTAAAAATAATGGTGAATTTTCTAAATTACATCAGGATTTTTGGTATTCCGGAGTTGCGCGAAATATGTGGACCGCGTGGGTCCCATTAGGCGATACTCCCATGGATAAGGGTGTTATAGTAACTGCGAAGGATAGTCATTTAAATTTGGGTTTTATTCCAAATGAAGATAGATTTTATGACCAATCCGATCAGATAACTTTTAAACTAAAAAAAGATGATCATGAATGGTTAACCAATGATTTTGAAAGCGGCGATGTATTCTTTTTTCATAATCTGACTACCCATTTTAGTACAACCAATACAACGAATCATTTAAGACTTTCTGCTGATTTTAGATTTATACCATTATCTGATCCTTTAGCAGATTATTTTTTTATACCTCATATGACCGAGTATACGTGGGATGAAATATATGAAGATTGGGACAGTACAGATTATCAATGGTATTGGTCTCACTTAGAATCAAAGTTTATGTCCCCGGAAGAAATAGACGACACAACAAACACTATTATGAGTCACACCACTCAATTTTAAATAATTATATGAAAACAAGTAAAATACCTGGATTAGGAAGCTTTGGCCTATTCATAGATGATCTGCGTTATGAAGATATTACTCCCGAATTATGGAATGAGATCGCCACTTTATATTTGGACAATTTAGTAATTATAATACGCAATTGTGATTTTACTTTACCACAATTCGAAGAGCTAACCTTGAAATGGGGCGATGGCACTAGTACTTTTTTGGTTAATATTACCAAAAAATATGGATTCACAGATGTTTTTCAATTTGCTAATAATATGGCAGAATTAGATTTAACTGATGAAGAGAAGCAATGGTTTAGGGCAGTGGATAAGGTTAAGGCTACTGATATAGATCCGGAAAAAGCTGCGGCAGTTAGAGTAACATCTAGAAGAGATTCCAATGGTGATTTTACAGGAATGTTCCCCGATGGTGATCTGCTCTGGCATGCTAATGAATCCGGCAATTTTTTATTCGCTCCCAGCGTATCTTTTTATGGGTATAGGGATGTCATAGGATCCTCTACTGGGTTTTTGACTACGGCCGATTGGTATGAAGATCAGACAGAATCTTTTAGAAGTGAGCTCGATGATATGATTATCATTCACGACTTTACTAAAAATAGATTTACTCCCGAATTATCGGAAGATGAACAACAAGTAATAATTAAAAATAATATGTGTCCCGAAAGATGTGAACTGCCTATGGTTATGCAGTCTCCTGGCGGAATAAAGGGTTTACATTATACTATTACCAGCACTGTTGCCGGAATTAAAGGTGCGACTGATTCAGAGTTTAAAAAAATAACCGATAATATAAATGAAACATTATTAGTAGATAAATACATTTACGATCACTGGTATACTTCCAGTGATTTAATTTTTCTTGATAATACAATTTCTCTGCATAGGCGTCAAGGCGATTTATCTACAGGTAGATTAGGATATAGGATTCAACATAATTTAAGATATATTCAAAGAGTTGATAGTTTATATTTAAAAGAACCATGGAAATCACAATATATAAAAGAAATTAATGAGATGAATAATATTTTAGGATTTAATGATGCAAGATTTCCAGCGTTCAATTCTTATTAAATAAAAGGGTAATTAAATGATACAAGATAAAGGATGGTATAGGCATGATAGCGATACAGTATTCAGTGGGAAACTTGCTAATGACTTTCCTATTGGAGACAATGATGCGTCTTTTAGTCTTCATCAGAAAATATTAGATGATTTGAGTTTATCTAATAAAAGAACCTCAATAGATATTGGAGCATATACAGGGGCCTGGTCAACGGTTTTGAGTGATAATTTTAATGCAGTCCATGCATTTGAACTCTCCGCAGACAATTGTGAATGCTTTAACAAAAATACGGAAAGTAAAACCGGGATAACCTTATATAATGTTATTATTTCACATCGGACTAGTAAGACTGTTACTCTGTCGGATGGTAAAGAATATGTCGTAGATATATTTTTGAAAGATGGAGCACAGGTCAAACAGGGTGAAGTTGGTATCATGGAATTAACTGATGCTGCCGACTATAGTTCTTCCAGATTTGTCAGAGCCGATAGACCAACGGTTGAGGCAGTGTTTTCCGCAGAAACTGATAGGTCTTCAGATATTACAATGAAAGAAATTGATGAATACAGTTTTACCGATGTTGATTTAATTAATTTGCATACTAATGGTAGTGAATATCTTGCTATTATGGGTGCTATTGATACCATAGCAGCATGCAGACCTGTTATAATATATCAAGCATATGAAGCTGAAATGAGTTATTACAGTCATCAATCAGATACTTGTAATTTTGATGAAAGTGCCAAAGGCGAAGACAAGTCAGGGCAAGATATGATACTGACTCCAGAAACGGTTGACGAATTTGTAACCAGCTTAGGATATTCTATTACAACAAACACATCATTTGATAAATGGGGCATGACTTATAAGATAGCTGTCCCCGATTAATATGATTAAAAACTTTACATGTGAATATCCATATAGTATGTTAAACATGACCATGGATGGGGACTATCAAACCTGTTCTTGGTCTAAGGTATATCCAAAATATCATAATTCATCTCCGAATAGTTTCTTTAATAGTTCTTTATTGAAAAATATTCGATCAGATATGGCTAATGGTATATTTTCTCCTGATATACAAGACATGTGCCGTTTTTGTATAAAATTAGAAAATTCTAATGAAACGTCTCCTAGAGTTCCTTTTCGGTCTAGAGGGATTAATAAACCCCCCAAAGAAGAATTAACTCATATTAATTTAAATCAAATTGGCAATCTATGCAACCTACAATGCGCTGGATGTGGCCCCGAGAGATCTTCCCAATATGGGCCATTAATAGATAATTGGAATTATAATATTGATGAGTTCAAAGATATTAAAAATATTGGGTTTATAGGTGGCGAAGCACTATTAATGAAAAGTGTAAAAGATGTTCTGTTTAATCTTGATGCGGAATTTGTACTCATAACTAATGCCACCACTTTTCCCAAATGGTTATATAAATTAACTAAGAAAAAAATTAAATTTATAGTTTCGATAGATGGTGTCGGACAATTAGATGATTATATTCGTCAAGGTTCTAATTTTACTAAAAAACATTTAAATGTAAAAAAATATGCAGAATACTTTGATATAGATTTTATGTGTACTATGCAAATGATGAATTATAAGTATTTAAATGATATTAAAAATTATGTGTCTGATGAATTTGGGAAAAAGTTAATTTCGGTTAATAGATTGATGGTGCCTAGTATTTTAGATGCTATAAATTTACCTATTCCTTATAAGCTTCAAAATAGTGAAAGTCATCAGTTAACAGAATCTTTTAAACACGCAGTACCAGATTTAGATAAATTTAAATCAGCCATGAGTTTTTTAAAGGTGCGCGATGTTCAATATAAAAAATCATTATTAGATTTTTTACCAGAATTTGAAGATGAATATATGCAGGCTAAGCCTTCTGAATATGTCTTAGAGGATATGAGTAAAATGACTGATAATGTTCCACCCATTATAATGTATAATATATGATATTTGGAACAGTTGAAAAATGGGGTGACGATGGTCACGCTTTAAAAGGTAAGGGTACTGGAATTGAAGATGCTATAAAAGCCGGCTTCGATACTTTTGATACCGCACCTGTATATTTAAATGAGAAAGAAGTTGGTAATGATCTTGATGGCATTTTTCAAGTCCAGTCCAAATTAGATTATTTTAAATGGGGATATGAAAATGTTATTGAAGAGTTTGAAAATTCCAGCGAACATTTAAGTATAACAACATATTTAATACATTGGCCCGTTTTACCATTAAACGAGTTAAAAGAAACATGGAGGGCATTTGAATATCTTAAAAATAAAGGCCAAGTTGAAAAAATAGGTGTCTGCAATTTTACAATTAAACATCTTCATAAATTATTAGATATATGTGAAATCCCACCTGATATAAATCAATTTGAATTGAATATATTTTGTCAGAACGATGAATTAATTAATGAATGTAAACGTCATAATATTGAAGTGCAGTCTTATTCTTCTATTTGTAGGGGCAAACCTATTTTTGGAGCGCAGCCAATCTCATTAAGTGTTATGCTTGATTGGTTATTATCTAAAGGAGTTAATCCTATTGTTAGAAGCACTAAAATTAATCGATTACAAGATATGATAAAACTTGAAAGTGGATTAACAGAAATAGCTTTAGAGCATTATAAAGAATATGATAGACAATTTCGTTTATGTCCAGACCCAAATACCATGGGGAACTGGTAATATAAATATTATATTCACTTTATTTTCACTAATTTTTTCAACCATCGGTACATGGAGTCCGTTCAATAGAAGTAAAAACTAATGTCAAAAATATTACAGTTCACAGTACTAGTATTTTTTATTATGGCTACCGCGAATTGTTCATGGCATAATCCAGATGAAAATGGATGTTTTGGGTATTGGTATGATCCTGGTTTAAAAAGAGGAACATTACTAAAAAATCAAAATTATGTAACCCCTTATAGGCAATGCGTCGACGAGGCGGGCAACGACAGAGGAAAGAGACCACATGGCTAAAATAGCATTACTAGGATTGGTAATGCTATTGATGAATAGCTGTTCAGGGAATACAAATAATTGGCCTAATGGTATGACACCATTTTTTGCAGAATGTGAAGGAACACAAAATGTATATACCGATAATGCTTGGGGTAAAAGAAAAAAAAGTCCTTGTAAGGGCGGTTGGAGATTTTACGATAGGGGCGAACCAACTTTGACAAATGATTAATAGTTATATATGAAATGCTTAGCACCGTGGGTTACAGTCAGACAAGATGAAGATGGTTCGATAGTACCTTGCTCTTCTTATTTTACACGTTTTAAAAATGTTAAGATAGGAACTACACATAAGAACATTCAAGAATTTTTTAATAGTACTGAGTATAACGAATTTCGTATGCGAATGTGCAATGATGAAAATATTGAAGGATGTATTGAATGTAAAGTTGATACTGAGAATGGAAATCCAAGCCACAGAGATTATTGGAATAACAAATACAGCCATATAACAGAACCAGCAATAAGAGAGTTAGATATTTGTTTAAGTAACAAATGTAACTTTCAATGTATAATGTGTAACAGCTATTTTAGTAATAAGTGGTATGAAGATGATAAAGCATTAGAAGAGTTAGGAGTAGATAAAAAACACCAATTAGCTCCCCAAAGACATATAACTTCTCCTGATGATATGACAGGAGTTAAATTAGATAATTTAGAATTATTAAGAATTATTGGTGGTGAGCCTTTAATGGAACCTCGCTTTCTAAATATTTTCAAAGTATTAAAAGAAAGACAAATTATTCAAAATGTTGAATTGTTTATTAATACAAATAATTCTATTTTTCCAAATCAAGAATGGCAAGATTATTTAAAATTGTTTAAAAAGATTTCTTTAGTAATAAGTATAGATTCTGTTGGGAAGTTGGGAGAATGGAATAGGCGCGGTCTGGATATGAAAAAAATGGATATGCATGAAGGCCGCTGGCAAAATTTCACCGAGAATATTTCATATAATTCAGTTATTCATAATTTTTCTGTATTAGGTTTAAATGATTTAATTAATTGGGTAGACCTTCCGATTCACTATGGCACGGAAGGAAAAGATCATGCACTAGATTTAACATTGGGACCACCATACTTATGTATTCAGAATTTACCGGAACATACGAAAGAATTAATTGCGGATAAATTGAATCAAAGATTACATAAAGTAAAAGATTTTATGTTTGCAGAAAAACATAATCCAAGGTATGTAAAACAGTATAAAAAGTTTTATAACTATTTCGAGAAAAAATGGGGCATGCCAAAAGAAAATAAATTAATTTATGAAAGCGTATGCGAGAAATATTAGTAGTTGCATTAAAAGAAGAATTGTCAGATGCCGATATATATTGTGGGATAGGACGAAGTAGCGGATATAAATTATCAAGTTTTTTAGAAAACCGTGGACCTTATCCACGACCCAAAAAAGTTATAAATTATGGTACTTGTGGATCTTTTATACAAGGGTTAAAGGGATTACATAAAATAACAACTTTTAGTGATAGTGAAGAAGACCAAGGAGATGGTTTAGGTCTAAAACTTTTAACACAGGAAAAATTTGTTACAAAAATTGTACCTGGTTATGACTTAGTTGATTGTGAGGCTTTTTATTTAAAACAAATATGTGATAAAAGAGAAATAGAATTCGAATGTTACAAATATATAACAGATGAAGTTGGTAAAAATACAAAACAAGATTGGGCCAGTGGAATGAAGGAAGGTGAAGCATGTTACAGAGAATACTTGACGAGGGATATGTCAAAATTGATTACGAAATAGATTTCCCACACGAAGAATTCGAAAATCCAATTATTAGAGAAACTCCATATTGGAAATTGGAGATGATAGATTGGGTTCCATTTGAAGAGATTAAATGTGAAAAATGGTGTTCTGATATGTATCGACTTAATATGGATATTCTTAATGACCCACTTTATGAAGATACAAGAAACTGTAGAGCTTCAATATTAAGATATAATAAAGGGTATATCAAAGAACATACAGATAGAGGAATGTTTACCTTTCTTTATAATGTCTATCCCGGAATATATCTTAAAATAAATGAAAAATGGAAAGAGTTAGATTACGGGCTGTTTATTTGGCTTGGTGATATTGGTGCAAAACAATTTAATAAACAGGCAATGGAACATAAAGCTAATTGTGATGATATTCGTTGGTCACTTAATTATTTTTCAGTTCCAAGCAATATTGAAGATCCTTGGATTGCAAATGATATGACCGGCGTATTATGAGCAGATATATTATACAAACTTTATTGACATGTAAGGGAAAAACCTTTTTGTCCAAAGAATCATTTAAAAAGTGGTTTGAAGAAAATTTGGTGCCTCAAGATACTGATCCTTTAAGAAAATATAATTTTACTATCATGGAACAATATGGTCATGAGAATTTCTTTTTAACATTTATTGCTCCGAATAAAGGGATATTAACTCATATATATCAAACAAAAGAAGAATATTATAATAGTATAAAATTAAGAACTGACCAACAAATATTAATGCATAAATATAATATAGGATATGCAGTTTCAGATGTGATGAAACAGATTATCAACTAAAAGAATTATAGTAAGGAAATTATCATGTTACATGGTTCATTTAATAAGATGCTGAGAGAAACAATTCATGAATCTCAAAAGTGTCAAAGGAATTGGGATTTAAGTAAAGATATCCCTCAAGAAGATAAAGATTTAATCATCGAGGCCGCAACTAATTCTCCTTCAAAACAGAATCTTAATTATTTTAATATTCACGTTATTGAAGATCGAGATATGATTGAAAAGATACATTCATATACAGAAGGTTTTGGACCCATCTATAAAGATTTTGATGCAAATAAAACTCCTCATGAAAGATCTAAAGATGGTCAAGCTCATTATGAGAAAGGAAAAGAGAATGGTAAATATTATACAAATCCTCAAGTATTAGGACAAATGCTTTTAGCATTTACTCCTAATGAACCTTCTCAAGTGCGGGAAGAGAATGATTCTTATGATCAAGACAGAGATATGGCAATTGGTATCTCAGCTGGATATGTTAATGTTATAGCTACTCAAATGGGTTATTCTACCGGTTGTTGTAAGTGCATAAGTGATGTATCGGCAATTGGAGAAATTATAGGTGAAGAGCCTATTTTGCTAATGGGAGTTGGTGTTGCTGATGCAAAAAGAGATAGGCGAGAACATCACAACGATCCTTCTTTTACATTTCCATCATTAAAGCAAAATAAGAAAATTAGTGTTAATTATATTTAGAAATGCCTCTTTGTGATTTGCCATTTAAATCTGTTTTTTTTATAAATCGAAAAAAAGACTTTCCTCTTTTTATGCCTTGTGAGGCTATAACTAAACCGGATGAAAGCCATTGCCCTATTCAAAAAATACCTAACCCTCTTGAATGGCAATCTGATGATTCAGAATTAAATCCGGAACAGATAATTAATTCTTTAAATTATCAAACTCTACAAGATAATCACCGAAAGGGCATAAGAGATAAAAGGTGTAAATTTTGTTGGGACTTAGAAAAAACAGGACCTCATAGTCCTAGATTAAATCCTGACAAAATTGATAAAGACACTGACGGATTAATGGTGCATTTTTTATTAGATAATAAATGCAATATGGCCTGCCGGATGTGTACTCCAATGGCTTCAAGTTTACTACAAAAAGATTTTAATTATTTTAAACAACATGAAAATGTTGATGATATCACTTCGGTAACTGATGGATTTTTTTCTTCCGACGGTATATTAAGCTCAGCAGAATTGCCCCAGTGGGATTGGGTGATCAATAATATTCACAAAATTGGTGCATTAAAGGTAACTGGAGGAGAACCTCTTTTTAATAAACAATTTATTAATGCAATGATTCCATTAAAAAAAGATGAGCTAAATTTAAATGTGACAACGAATGGATCTTTATTTACTAATAAAATGTGTGATATTCTTAATGAATTTAAGGGATTGTATTTTACAATATCACTTGATTCAATAGGAAAAAATTATGAATATGTGAGATATCCATATAATTTTAAAAAAGTGGAAAAATCAATAGCCAATTTTATTAAAAGATGTTATAATATAAAGGAAATTAAATATAGTTGTGTTGTGAGCTCATTAAACATATTTTATATAGATGAATTGATAAAATGGAATAATGATTCATTTAATATTTATTTTACTGAAGTATATCCCAATTTAAGAGGCATAGGTATAAAAAGCTTGCCTGTATTTTTATTAAAAGACTTGAGGCTCCAAGTGTCGACAATGGAATTTAGTGATCATATGTTATTGAACATGATTCAAGGAGCTATTGATGATAATCAAGAAGATAAACAAAAGATGATAAAAGAAATAGAATTGTTTGATTCATCTCGAAATCAAAAGTTTGAAAACTATTTACATCCCAAATTAGTCCAATGGTTGCAGTCTTAAATTACGGTCATCAGCCGCTTGAAAAAGAAAAAAGAGAACAACGAAATAGATTGTTCAAAGGAATGAAACAGTTTTATTATGTTTCTGGTTCTATTGCATCTCCAAAACATAATACAATTTATTTAATGGGAGAAAGTGATAAAGTTTATATAGATGAATTGATCCCGGAAGAGACCAAACATCTCATGGGGCTTAAAGATATTAATTATTTTGATTATTTTCATTTATTAAATAAAGCACAATATTATTTTCCGGAACCTTTCCGGAAATTGGTAGATGCACCAAATACTATTAATACACTAACCGCTAATCATAGTGCTCAACAGAGTTTAAACGAACTTACTTATTGGATGGAATTTTGGAATAGAGATGGTGGAGATTTTGATAAAATTATCTTTATGTCAAATTCATTTTTTTGTGAAGATGAAGAATGGTTTGCAAAACAAATTCGAGAAGATAATTGGTTTATACATGATGTAAATCATAATGAACACGCTAAAAGTGTTTGGTCTTGTAAGAAGGATATATTTAAAGAATTAATAATAAACCACCTACAGTATTCGGCCGCAAATCACTGGAGAAATTTTCATTCTGGAGATCAATTCGATTACGATTCTGAAACATTTAAATTTAACTTATTTTTTAAAGAATTTAAATTAAAGCCAGTTCCACCGAATGGAATGATGAAGCGCGGAATACGACTTCCTGAAAATGGTCATCCTATAAGAATAGAAATAGGATGCAAGAAATGGTTACATGGACATTATTAGAAAAAGAAAAAAACAACCTGCTGCAGGCATGCAAAGATTACATTGTAATGAACGTATAACTCCTACCTGGAATGCTGTTAAAGCAGAATGGGATAATTTACAGCGTTATCCTGACCTTGATTATTATTATAAAGAATTTGAAGGTATTATAGGCCATAAAATATTTTTTACTGAAGGTATTTCCGGTGCAGTAAAAGAAATTATGTCTATTTTGGAATTTCGGAGAATGGAATATGAGGGCGATTGGGCACTCTATGATATTTTTAATAAGTTGTATGGACCAAAAACACTCTTGGACAATAGAGATGGTCCAGTAATAAAGTTTTGTTTATTTCCCGAAGCTGATATTGATAATATTGTTAAAAAATATGATCATGTAATTATAGATGATGCATATCAATATTTCCATGATAAGGATTGGACCCCATATTTAAAATATGATAATGTTACTATTATGAGAACCTTTTCTAAAGCTTTTGGATTAGCAGGAGCAAGGATAGGATATATTATAGGTGAGTTAGTTGATCTATTAACTATGCACAGGGGTGGTTATGAAGCTAATACTCTTTCTCTTGAAAAGGCGTTATATTATTTTAAAAATAATTCAACAGCAAAACAATATGGAAAAGAAATAACAGAAGTTAGGACACATATGCTTAATAAATATTCGGACATGCGATGGGATGGATATAGCAATTCATTATATACGAAAAGAATTGACATTCATCAAAAATTGCTTGATAATAATATATTGGTTAAAAGAGCGGGAGAAATGAAGAGTGAGATAAGAATCACATTAGCTCCGATGCCATATATGAGAGATGTATTTAATATATTAGATGGAACCTAAAATGTTTCCAGAAATAATAGAATTACATACTACAGAATTATGTAACAGAAAATGTTCTTTTTGTCCAAGGGGCGATGGATATCCTAACTTAAATCAAAATATAAGTTTAGAAGATGCACAAATATTATTTGATAAAATTAAAGAATATAATTATAGATGCAAAGAAGGTGAAGAAACAGGAAATTTTCATATTACAGGATCTGGTGAACCAACTCTAAATCCAAATTTTGTTGAAATTGTAAAACTTTTTCGCAAAAATAAAGACATAAAAATTAAAATGACTACCAATGGCGATTATATTGGTAAAAAAGATTTTTCTTGGTTTGAGAATTTTGATGAAATAAGAATTTCTATTTATGATGGTGATGATAGATATGAGGAGGTAAAAAAATTAACAGAAGATTATTCAATGGTTGATATTAGAAAACAATATGAAACTGTTTTAACAGGAACTTTTAATAATTGTGGTGGCTGGTTTCCAGTTGATAATATACCAGACAAACCCTGTTTTATACCCTTCTACAGATTACAAGTTGATTGGAATTTGGATATAAGATTATGTTGTCATGACTGGAAAGAGAAAGTGGTTGTTGCAAATTTAAAAGATGATTCGTTGCATAATATATGGCATGAATCATTTAGAGAATATCGTGAAGAACTTATAAAAAATAATAGAAAAAATATCTCACCTTGCAATAAATGTAATGTTAATGGTACAATGAATATATACACAAAAAGAGAATCTGGTAAGCAACATTTCAATTTTTTCAAAGATTATTATGATAAATTCTGAATTTCAACCACTAAAAGAAATGATCGTTGGCACTTCATATTTAAATCATACTTGTATGATTGAAGGGTTAGATCAAGTTATAGAAGAAACAAATGAAGATTGTAGGACTTTAGCAGACATATTAACAGAGCTAGGGGTAAAAGTTCTAAGACCTAAACAGAAAGCATTTAATAAAGAGGTTCATCATCCTATAATGCCTAGAGATGTATTTGGATTTTACGGCAATAAAATGATACAAACATATGGAGCTATTCATTCAAGACAAGAAGAGTTAATATGTTATGATGAAATATTAAATGCATATAAAGATAAGATTTTTATTAAAATGGGCCGGCCCGATATAAATGAAACAGAAGAGACTGAATATACTGAAGCCCATTCTAATAAGATTAAAGTACAACAAAGATATGACAAATATAAAGATTTGTGTTTGTGGGAAACAGCTAACATGATAAAATGTGGTGAGCATATTTTACATACACAATCTGCTGATAAAGATCCAACACATGGAAAAGGTACTGAAGTAGGTTTACAATTTATGAAAGAGATGCTACCTGAATTTGAATTTATTGAATTGCCGGCAGGTGGTCATATTGATGGTAAATTAGCCCTTTTAAGACCAGGACTTTTATTAACATGGCGAAAAGAATTTATTCCTGATGCTCTCAAAAATTGGGATGCTATTATAGTAAAAGATAAAGCCCTATTACCATCTGATTTTAAAAAGGCACGTAAACAGCGGTTTTATAAAGACTATGTGCTAAAGTATTTGAGTGATTGGACAGGATATTGTGAAGAAACATATTTTGATGTTAATTGTATTTCAGTAAATGAAGATACAATA